AGACGACCGAGCAAATAACCGTCGGGAGCGGGCCGACGCCGGTCGGCATCCGCGCCATTGACGCCGGCGCCGCCGGCAACCTCGACGAGGGCTCAAGCCTGGCGTTTGTTAGTGCGCTCGCCGGCGTCGACGGCATCGTGACCGTTGTCACGATGGACGGCGGCGTCGACATGGAAAGCGACGACGAATTGCGCCAGCGCGTGCTTGAGCGGATTCGTCAACCGCCAATGGGCGGCGCCGCTTACGACTATGTCGCATGGGCCAAACAGGTGCCAGGCGTGACCCGCGCCTGGGCATCGCCCGAGCAAGGCGCCGGCACCATGACGGTGCGGTTTCTCATGGACGATTTGCGCGCGTCGGACGACGGCTGGCCGACGCCGGCGGATATCGAAACGGTTACCGCCTATATCGACTTGCATCGCCCGGTCACCGTCAAAGACTGCTACGTCATGGCGCCAATAAAACAATTCCTCGACATGACGATCCTCGACCTCGTCACCGACGACGAGGCAACGCGCGCGGCGATCGAGCAATCCATCCAAAATATGCTCTACGCGCAAGCCGCGCCAGGGCAAACGATCTATCGCTCATGGGTCGACGAGGCGATATCCAACGCGGTCGGCGAGGATCATCACACGTTGATTTTTGACGACGCGGTGATGCCGGCGCCCGGTTATATGGCCGTCCTCGGCACGATCCTTTACAACGAATGACCGACAAGCATATCAGGCGAAGCGGCGACGATTATATCGACGCCTTGGCCGCGCTATTGCCGGTCGGCCCGGCCTGGCCGCGCGAATACGATTCAACCTTGATGAAGCTGGTCGGCGGATTCTCCCAAATATGGGGTGATCCGATCGACGCGCGCGCCGCCGATTTACTTGAGATCGAAAGCGACCCGCGCACGACGATCGAGCTCTTGCCGGAATGGGAATACAATTTCGGCTTGCCCGATCCTTGCTATACCGCGCCGCAATCCGTCGACGAGCGCCGCCTCGCACTTGTTATGCGAATGACGATGCTCGGGGCGCAATCGCGCGCTTACTTTATCTCGATCGCGGCGCAAATTGGCTACCACATAACAATTACCGAGTACCGCACGTTTGTGGTCGGCATCGACCATGTCGGCGACGCGCGCGTTTACGGCGACTTGCCGCCCGACCCGATGCTCAACGAATGGGGCGTTCCGATCATGAACGCGCGCGGCGACGCGCCGGTCGCCGACGGCGCGCTCTCCGAATATCCATATTACGGGCTCGGGCCGGATACCAACCGCTTTTATTGGACCGTGCATGTCGACCAGGCAAAGCTTGTCTGGTTTCGATGTGCGTCCGGGCAATGCGGCGTCGATCCGCATTTGCGTATCGGCATCGCCGACGATCTCGAATGCTTGCTCAATCGTATCAAGCCCGCGCACACCGAAATCATTTTTGACTATTCTGGATTGAGTAATCCCGGCGACCCAATGGCCGGAACACCGTAATGAGGAAGCGCGATGTTATATAATCAACCTTATGGCGTTAGCGATCCAAACGCCGCCTATATCAACGGCAACCCGTCAACCGGGACAATGGGATCGATCCCGCCCGCAGCATCAATCGAATTTGACCAGCGCGAGATCGTTGCCGTTATCAGTTATGCCAACGCGCACGCGCTCACCGATTACAATGGTGCGCCGTGTGCTGTGCCGAGCAATGCAGACCTGACCCAACTGGCGAAAGCCATTTTTGGCATTGCACACGGCGGCGCATCCAAGGCGCTGACCGGCGTGATTATGTATGCGACACCGGGGAGCTATATCTACACGCCGAGCGTCGGTACGCGGGCCGTGCTGGTCGAGGTGTTGGGCGCGGGCGGCGGCGGCGGCAGTTCGCAAGCCACAACGCCAACCACGGTTGCAATCGGTATTGCCGGCGGCGCGGGCGCTTATGCTCGCAAATGGATTACGTCCGGTTTTGCCGGCGTACCCGTTGTCGTCGGTCCGACTGGCGCGGGCGGTACGTCGGGCGGCGCTGGACAACCGGGCGGCACTTCGAGTTTCGGGGCGCTCATATCTTGTACCGGCGGCGGCGGCGGGGTGGGCGGCCTACAGCAAGCAACAACGGCAATCGGCAATTCAACGACGGCGGGCGGTGGCAATCCGTCCGGCGGCGATATCAATGTCGTCGGGCAATGCTCGCAAGCATCACTGGCACTTAATGGTGCCGCGCTGTCAGGCGTTGCCGGTTCAACCATGTACGGCTCAAGCCCGATTGCCTTTGGCGTGAGCACCGATGGAGCAAACGGGAACGGCTTTGGTGCTGGCGGCACCGCTGCCGTAAGTCTTGCATCATCCGCCGCGCACAACGGCGGCCGCGGCGCGCCCGGACTCGTTCTGATTTGGGAGTATGCCTAAATGCGCGACTATGCCCGCATTGAAAATAACACGGTCGTCGAGATTATTTCGCTTGCCGATGCCGTCGACATAGCAACCGCGTTTCATCCCGATCTCGTGTTTATGGAGGTCACGGGCGTTAACGGCGTTGCAGTCGGTTGGGTCGTGTCCGGCAATACCGTTGTGCCGCCAGGGCCACCGCCGCCGCCGAGCAAGGCCGAGTTGATTGCGTATTCGGCTCTTGCAAGACAAGGCCGCGCAAGCGGCAACGTGACGATTGTTGGCAAGCTGTATTTTAGTGATCCGGTATCGCGCAATACGATTACTAGCGCGCATGATTACGCCGTGGCAAATCCGGGACATATTACCGATTGGAAATTAGCCGATGGCACATTTGTCCAACTCGACGAGCCCGCACTTGCTCATGCCGTGCAGCAGATGGCGACGTTTGTGCAGGCGTGTTTCACCTGTGAAAGCACCAACCTGACTGCCATCAACGGCGGCAGCATCACCACCACCGCCGAGATCGACGCGGCATTTGCCGCCATTTCCAACGTGTACCCGTAGCGGCACCGCGCAAATGGCTATCGTCAATATCACGGTCGAGAACGACGCCGACTTTTACCAAATGTTTCAATACGTCATGGCCACGGCGGGCACACCAATTGATATGACCGGTGCGTCATTAGAAATGATGCTGCGCCGCCATGCCGAGGACGTGGACGCTTTATTGCGGCTCGGCACCGATACCGGCGAAATTGTGCTGACCGATCCAGTCAATGGATATTTTACGGTGCTGATAACGCAGGACCAGCTCGCGCAGCTCGCGCTCGGCAGTTATGACCAATCCAACATCATGACGCTTGGTGGCCGCAAGACCAAAATCTGGAATGGCACCGTCATCATCAATGCTGGACCGACGCGATGAACAGCGTTTCCATCATCACTGATGTAGAGGTCACGGTTGCGGCTGATGATGCCGAAACTGTTGTGGTGCTTGCACCGGATGATGTGGAGACAATCGCAACAGGGGAGCAGGGACCACCGGGACCAGCGGGACCAGCGGGCGGGCCGGTAGGGCCGCAAGGGCCACCGGGGACAACTGGACCACGCGGGCCAGCAGGACCGACCGGGCCAGCATCTACGGTGCCGGGACCGGCAGGGCCAACAGGACCGGCAGGGCCAACGGGGCCAACAGGTGCCAACTCAACGGTACCGGGGCCGACAGGGCCGACAGGGCCACAAGGGCCAACAGGGCCAACCGGCCCGCAAGGACCAGCGGGCGCGGATGGCGCGGGCGCTCCTGCTACCGTGCCGCCGCTTATGGACGGCACGGCGGCGGTCGGTACGTCGCTCCTGTTTGCGCGGCAGGACCATATTCATCCGTTCGACACCGCGACGGTGCGCGTCAATGCGCAATCGCTGACGGCAACGCAGCAACAACAGGCAAGGCAAAACATTGTCGCCGCGCCATTTGATGCAATGGCATTCGGCGGTTTGCAGATCAATGGCGCGGCAGATGTTAGCCAGGAGCGCGGATCGAGCGGCACCGGGACCGACAGCACTTATGCCTGCGACGGCTGGAAACTATTGCGGGCTGGCACAAGCGTCGTTAGTGCCGCCGCGTTAAATGCTCCCGTCTTTGCCGGATTGCCAAATTATCTCGGTTTGAGCGTGTCAACCGCCGAGGCGTCTATTGCGGCGGGTAGCTATGTCATTATCTCCCACAATATCGAGGGCTTGCGCTGTTCGCGGCTTGGGTGGGGCACCGCCAACGCACAACCAATCACGATTGGATTTTGGAGTTGTCATCATAGAACGGGCATTTACAGCGTCTCCATTCGTAACGGCGCAAACAATCGAAGCTATTGCACAACCTACACGCAAGCGGTGTCCGATGTGCCGCAATACAACACCGTCACCATTCCGGGCGATGTGACAGGGACATGGGCCGCCGATAATACGGCGGGGATGCTGGTCGGCTTTGCAGTAGCGGTTGGGGCATCAAGCATCGCACCTTCAGCGAATACATGGGCGGCTGTTGGCTACATTGCTGCACCGGGACAAGTAAACGGTGTTGGTGCAACCACCGACGCTTTCCGCATTGCTGGAATTATTGTTATTCCCGGCAATGAAGCGCCGAGCGCCGCGCGCTCCCCATTCATCATGCGCAATTACATGCAGGAATTGCCGTTGTGTATGCGCTACTACCAAATTCTGAACCTTTTTGACTCGCGCTGGTTCGGTGATCTTAATGCCTATGCGTTTATGACCTCATTGTCAGTTATCATGCGCGCCGCACCAACAATGGACACAAGCGGCTTGACGACGACCGCTCAAGTTGGCGGCTATCCGCAATACAGTTCGACAACCGCGACGTTTAACATACTGCGCGCCCTGACGGCGGTCGGCTATTGCAACACAAATGGCCCGGTCAAGCTCGACGCGAGAATGTGAATGGCCGCGTACCAACTCACCGCAACCGATATCGTGATCCGCACCGCAGACGGCGCGAGCATCCCCGATGATCCGGCCAACCGTGACTATGCCGAGTATCAGCAATGGCTGGCGGACGGTGGGACGCCCGATCCGTACGTCGCGCCCGAGTCAACGCCGCCAGATCCCGCGCCGGAAACGAGCGTGCTCTACGATCACGAAAACCGTATCCGCGCGATCGAAGGCGCGCCGCCGCTGACGCTCGGGGAGTTTTTGAGCAAGGCAAAACCATGACGTTTTCCTATGGCACGCAATGGCCGATTTACGCGAAACAATGGGACGCGATGGAGGCCCTCGACGACGAGTGGCGCGCGACCTTCAAAGAGCTCGGCGTCGCGATCCTTGCCGATAAGGGACGTTACCAGGGCGTCGAGCTCGACACCGGCGTTCCCTGGATGATGGTCGCGGCATTGCATCAACGCGAAAGCGATCGCGATTTTTCGACCTATCTCGGCAACGGCGAGCCGCTCGACCAGGAAACGACGATGGTGCCGGCCGGCCGCGGGCCTTTCGATACCTGGGAGGAGGGCGCGATCGACGCGCTCACCTATGACGGCTTGACCGAGATCCCCGATTGGCGGCTCGAAAAAATGCTTTTCCATTGCGAGAAATACAACGGGACCGGCTATCATTCAAAAGGCTTGCCGTCGCCGTACCTTTGGGCCGGCTCGACGATCCAGCAACCCGGCAAGTATGTCGCCGACGGAAAATTCGATCCGAACGAGATCGACGAGCAACCCGGTTGTTGCGGCATCCTCTACGCGATCCATCGCCTTGACCCGCCGGCGCAATACGAGCGCGAAACCGCGGTCGCGCCTTGGGTTTAGCGGATGATGACGGCGGCGCACTCATGGTTTCGCGACAACCAAACGCTCGTTTATTTCCTGGTCGCGCAAGCTATCGCGATCGGCGCCGCGGTGCTTTCGGTCACGGCTTACATGGTGCGGCTTGAAACGCGCGTGTCGAC